CGGGGACGCCGAGGTCCTCGACGAGCTCGACGATGTTCACCCCGCCCATCTCGGTGCCGACGAGGGTGTGGAGGTAGAGCATCGCCTCGGGGTGGCGGCGGTGGAGGCGGGCGAACGCCTCCAGCATCTCCGGCCACGACTTCCGCGCGGGGAGGCCCTTGTTGGCGGCGACGATCCCGACGACGAACCGGCCGTCGGGGAAGTTCCGCCGCTCCCGCTCAGCCGCCCGGTCCTCGGCGGGCCGGTACACCTTGGTGTCCACGCCGTGCGGGACGTAGCGGACGTCGAGGCCGGCGTCCCGGGCCATCCGCTCACCGTGGCGGCTGAACACGACGGGCTGCCACGCCTTCTCCACCGACCGCAGCACCGCCTTCGGGATCGGCTCCGAGTCGATGGGGAACCACGGCACCCAGCGGTGGCCGCGGGCCTGGATGACGTCGGGGTTGAGGACCCAGGCGTCGAACAGGGTGAGGACGAGGTCCGCCCGGAAGTTGTCGGCGTGCTGGGGCAGGACGTCCTGGCCGACGCCGTCGAACCCGCCGGGGTAGCAGAGCACCCCGTTCCAGGTCATCACCCCGCCCTGCAACCCGTAGATGCTGGACAACGCGACCTCATGGCCGAGGAGCTGCTGCCAGCGGGATGCGAACAGGGCGGTCTGGACGCCGTAGCCCGTGGACGCCCACGGCATGTTGGAGTGGAGCAGTAGCCTCATCGGTCCACCTCGACCGTGGGGCTAGTCGTGCTCGTCGTGATCGTCCGGGGCTGGGGGAAGCAGCCACAGGACGGATTCGCCGGTGGCGGGGTGACGCCCATCCAGGTCATCGGCGAGTAGATCGGTGCCCCACAGCGGGGGCAGTTGCCGACGGCGACCCAACTCATCGCCGCCACTCCCGCTGCTCGCGCTTCCATCGCCTCGACTCACGGATGTCGAGGACGACCATCACGGCCATGAAGATGACCGCGATGGCGCAGAAGGCGAGGATCGGCACCGCGAACCACAGCGGCATGTCGTCGTTGGAGTCCTCGCGGGATGCGAGGACGGCGGCCATCGCCGCTGTCCCTACGGCAGCACTCAGCATCTCGACCTCCCCCAAGGTCAGGCCCCCAGGTTGGGCCCGGCAGGGGGAGGGGGCGCCCCCCGTTCGGCTCGCGCTGCCTAGCCGGGCCCACAGGTCGCGCGCCCCGGTGGGCGCGCATTCCCCCGCATCGGGGGTTTCCCCGGTTACTCCGGGGCGCTCAGCCGCCGGGCGACCCCTCGCTAGAAGGGGGCGTCCTTCGGCGGGTAGTAGCGGCGGCGTGGGTTCACGTCCGCCACCATCACGTCGGTGTTCGTGACGTCCTGGCTGTAGCCGTCCACCCGCGTCGAGGGGACGCTGGTGACGCCACCCGACGCGCGGTCCCGGAGGTCGCGGGCGAGGGCGGCGTACTGCTTGCTCATCTGCGAGCGGGTGAACCGCTGGTTGTCCGACTCGAAGTCGAAGTGGCGGGCGAACCGGCGGGCGAGGATGTCGCACAGGTCCGCCGCCGCCAGCAGGACGTTGTCGCCGCGGTCCGCGAGCTTCGCCTGGATCTCCTCATCCTGGAACAGGGCGGTGGCCTGGTCGGTGTCGCCGATCTCGAGGCGGACCTTGGCGAGCGGGGTGGTGAGCGCGCTGGCCGAGTAGGTGAAGGCCACGGCCCACCCCCCTACGGGATGTAGTAGACGTGGAGCGTGCCGACGCCGTTGACGGCCGACCCGACGACGAGCTGGAGGTGGCCGTGGCTCGGCACCCCGGCGGCGGTGGCGGTGCCGGCGACGGCGGTGCCGCCGGCGTAGCTGCTGATGACGGGGGCGGGGTGGACGGACCACGGGGCCGCCATGTCGAGGCCCCCCATGACCGTCCCGCCGTCGGAGAGGCGGGTGAGGAGGTAGTCGGCGGTGCTGCCCCACGCGGTGCCGGGCTGGCGGACCTCCACCACCATCCCGTTGACGGGGCGGAGGCTGGTGAACGTCCCGGCGCCACCGCTCACGGTGCCGACGATCGTCTCGCAGTGGATCAACGCTCGGCCCTCCACGGGAGGTCGGGGACCACGATCAGCCGTGTCCGGCCACGGCGACGCCGGACCGGACCAACCTCCTCGCGGAAGTTGATCCGGTCCATGCGCTCGGCCCGCTGGCCCTCATCCGACACGGCCCCCGGGTAGAGGCGCTCGTATTCGGCGGCGCGGCGGGCCTCGGACATCAGAGGCCGACCGCCATCCAGTCGACCGTCCCGCCGCTGGCGGTGGCGCTGCCCGACGGCGCGTAGACGGTGACGACGACGTTCGCCCCCGAGGGGGTGGCGTGGGCGTAGGCGAGCGTGCCGTTCGCGCCACGCACGTTCGCGTAGGCGTACTGCACGGTCCCCAGGCCCGTCGCCACCGTCCCTACGGCCGTCCCGACGAACGTGCCGAAGACGTACCGGAGGTTCTGGATGGCGACCGGGTTCGGGAAGTACGTGATGGTGCCCATCGGGCCCTCCCATTTCTCGGATTCTGTCCGAGGACGGCCATAGGATCTAGGATGTGGGGCGGCGGCGGTTGGAGCGGACGAAGACCTGTCCCGAGTGCGGCGTGGAGTTCACGCCGAAGGACTGGCGTTCGGAGTGCTGCGGCTACCGCTGCGGCCATGCTCATTCGCGGACACCGCGCCCGCGGCGGACCCGTGCCGACCAAGACCTGTGAGAACTGCGGCCAGGAGTTCGCGAAGGACCCTGATTGGAACCTCGCCCACTGGGCCTCTCGTCGCTTCTGCTCGGCCCGGTGCCGCGGCAACGGCCGGCCTCAGACGATCCTGACCTGCGACACCTGCGGCGAGCAGTTCGTCAAACGCCAGTACAGCTATCCGTCCAGGCGCTACTACTGCTCGCGCGGGTGCTACTACATCAGCCTGCGCACCGACCGCTACCCCGTAAGGGACCGCCGGTTAGGGCAGGAGTTCAGCGCAGCGACGAAGCGGCGGGCGATGGAGGCCGCCGGGGGTCGCTGCCAGCAGTGCGGTGCGAAGGAGCACCTGGAGTTCGACCACATCGTGCCCTGCCACCTGGGCGGGTCGTGCGACGAGGGGAACTGCCAGGTGCTCTGCCGCACCTGCCATCGCGCGAAGACGACGGCTGAGATCAGGCGGGCTAATAACCCCGATCAGGAGGGGTTATTACCATAGATCCACCGCCAATCTCGCCAACCTCGCGAGTACCGCATGTACGCCCGGAACTTCGCCTGGAACGTGTCGAAGTCGCCCTCCGACCCGTACTCCAGCGGGATCCGCTCGTACCAGATGAGGTCCTGCTTCATCCGGAACGTGTCGATCATGAACCAGGCGTTCGCGTCGGTGAGGTAGTGCCACACGAGGTAGCGGAACCGCCCCTGCTGCGGGTTCACCGCGTTGTTGGCGGTGTCCGGCTCCTGCGCCGACACGCCGGCCTTGATCGCCGTGTCCTCCAGCTCCGGCGGGATCAGGATCAGGTCCGGCATCACGTTGAGGATGTCCCCACGGTCGTCCGTGAGGGCCATGTGGAGCTGGCGGGTCGTGCCGATGTTGTCGGCCGACAGCGCGAGCGTCCCCTCATTCGACTGGGTCGTCGAGTCCACCTGATTGTGCGGGTGGGCCGTCGAGCAGAGCGCGACGTTGTCGGGACCGCCGATCGGGAACCCGAAGTCGTCCAGGGTCGTCTGGTCCGTCACCGCCGAGAAGGCGTTGGTGAACGTCATCGCCGCGGACTTCTCGCGGTTCCGGAACGCCGAGTCACCGAGGCTGGACGCCTGGGCCATGATCTCGGGGAAGCGGTTGTCGTCCACCATCTTCCGCTGGACGATGAAGCCCTTGGCGTACTCCTGGTGCTCCCACCGCTTCGTGAAGCCCTTCTCGGGCTCGTCGTACACGACCCGGCCGGTCACGTCGAGGCGGGCCCAGTCGGACCCGAGGACGCCGGCGCCGGTCATCTCCTCGAAGGCGCGCTCCGAGGTGGGCATCGCGTAGATCTGGCTGATGAGGCTCGCCCGGCGGCCGCCGGCCGTGTACCCCATCACGAAGGCGTCGCTGGTGGCGGGGGTGAGGAGCTCCGCCCAGTTGCTCGCGGTAACAGGCACTTCTCACCTCCTCCTTACTGGGCCTTGTTGGCGAAGTGCTTGCCGATGTTGATCCGCACCAGGGTCTCCTGGGTGGCGGTCGAGTCGGCGACGACGACGAACTCCTTGTTGCTGGAGGTCGTGACGCCCTGGGCGCCGGTGTTCCCCGTCAGGTCGAGGGTCGCGCCGACGGCGCGGGCGTTCGCGTCGGTGACGGCGTAGACGGCGTCGGCGTCGGTGATGACGTCGTGGTACGTCGTGGAGTCGGCGGCCACCTTGGTCTCGAGGATCACCCCGAGCAGGTTGGTGTCGGTCGTGACGGCGAGGTCGATCTCACCGCCCTCCAGGTTCGCGATGTCCCCCTTGCTGAGGGTCTCGTTGTCCTTGGCGAGGAGCCGCTGGATCGTGGGGGCGCCGCCCGACAGCCGGTAGGCGAATCGGAATCCGGCCATGCCTGGGTCCTCCTATTGGGTCGGGGGGTGGCGCCCCGGGTGGGCGGTCCTACCCCTGCTTGCCGAAACGCGCCCGGATCAGGTCCATCACGGGGATCGAGGGTCGGTCACCCTGGAGCCGCTTCACCTGGGCGTACGTCTCGGGGTCGATGCCGGTGGTGCGGGCCGTCTCCAGCTCGTCGGCGGTGAGTTCGGGTGCCGCGGTGTCGCGGCGCCCGCCGTCCGACGGCGGCGGCGGCTTCGGTGCGGGGGTGCCCTTGAGGATCGGCTCCCGCTCCAAGAGGGCGGTGAGCTGTTCGACGACGTTCACCGGCTGGCCGTCGGCGTCGAACTCGATCGCCCCGCGGTCCAACGCCGCGAGGGCGAGGTCGGGGCTGGCGATACTGAGGGCGTCGCGCTGCTGGTAGACGGCGAGCTTGAGGGCGTCCTCCCGCCGTTGGGCGGCGAGTGCCTCCGCGGCCCGGCGGGCCTCCTCGGCCTCCACCTTGGCGCGCTCGAGCTCGGTCATCTTCTCGCGCTCGAACTCGGCGAGCTTGGCCTGCGCGTCGGCGAGGGCCTTCGCGGCCTTCTCGCCCTCCCGCTCCTTCTCGCGGAGCTTCGCGATCAGGGCCTTAGCCCCCTCGGGGAGGTCATCCGCGGGGGGGTCGGCGGGCGGGGGCGCCGGCGGGGCGGGGTCCGGCTCGGGGGCCGGGGGGTCCTGCGGGTCGATCGTGGGCGGGGTGGGGTCGGGCATCGCGCCCTTCTCCTTCGGTCGGGACCGGGCCTCGCGCCCGGTCGTCGGGTCGTGCATGGCGGCGGTCGGATTTGCACCGACGACCTCTCGGGTATGAGCCGAGCGCGCTACTCCTGCGCCACGCCGCGTCGTTGTGGGCTAGGCCCTCCGGGCCGCCCGCTGCCGGGCGGCCCGGAGGCTGCCCTCACTCGTCGACCGGCCCCACGTCGGGGAGAACCGGGTGACGACGAAATCCTCGATCCGGACCTCCCCCGCCCGGTACGCCTCGAACTTGGCGGGGCCGAGGATCTGCCGTTGCTTGGTCTCGCTGAGGCGGGCGAACACCCGGGGCCCCGGCTCCGGCAGGGGTGGTTCCTCGAGGCCCGTGACCCCGAGGTCGGACCACGGCACCGTGACGGGGGCCATCACGCAGCGGCAGTTGTGTGCAACGATGCCGTTGGCGCTGTACCAACCCTCCGACGTTTCGAGGTTGAAGACGTGCCCCCGAAATGGACGCCGCCGGACGTGGACGAGTTGATCCGCCTCTACCTGGGGGGCGAGACCGAACAGCAGCTCGCGAAGAGGTACGGGGTCACCCGGATACCCATCGCCCGCACGCTCGACGAGGCCGGCGTCAAACGCCGCACCCTCGCCGACGCGAACCGGCTCATCGCCGCCCGCCGGAGCCCAGATGAGAGACGCCGGTACGCGGCCGCAGCTCACGCAGCGGTGCGCGGCATCCCGCTGACCTTCGAGCACAAGTGCAAGATCGCCCTCGGCCGTGAGCGGAAGTTGAACCATGTCTCCCCAGCCGAACAGGTCCTCGCCGGCTGGCTCCGCGACCGCGGCCTGGATCCGGTCCCGCAGAAGGCGATCGGCCCGTACAACGCTGACCTGGCCGTCCATCCCGTCGCCGTGGAAATCTTCGGAGGCGGATGGCACAGCTCTGGACGCCACGCTGCCCGCGCCGTTGAACGCACGCGCTACATCCTCAATGCGGGATGGAACCTGCTCATCATCTGGGTCGATGGCCGCCTTCATCCGCTCACCG